CGAGCGGATGCGACGGAAGCAGCCCGTGCCGGTAACATGGTCACGGTGGCGGCACTTGCTGGCGATGCCAGTGTGCTTAACCTGGTGAAAGAAGGTCGGCTGCCTTACGGTGCCTAACTTTCATCTACCACTGTTTCTCTCATAGAAGGAGCGTCGCAATGACGACCCAGAAAATCTCCGCAAAGGATATTGCCAATAAGTGGTCACGCAGTGTGGCCGCTAATCGTAAGGATGATCAGCTCGTCTGGTCTACCCTTGGCAAAATGGTAGACGGCCTAACCGATACTCGTCTCCCCGTCGACGTCTTAAATGAGTGCATCCGCACTCGGGACGTTGGGAAACTGATGACTATCGCCGATAGCCTGGAGCCACGACAGTATGCTTCACCTGCGGTACTTTTGCAGGACCGGCTTGTCGCAGAGGTGTTTAAGAAGTATAGTTTCTCGAATTCTCCTTTTAACAAGAGGGAGAAAGCATTATTACGCTTTCATGAAGCGGAGCAAATGTGTCGCGAGACTAATGCCAGACTAAAGTTCCAACCGCCGACGGGCGCCGTCAACTGGGTAGTTGACAATGCAATCGTTAGCATTCGGAATATGCTGGGCACCTTTCATCCTGACGAAATGCTCAGGAATTCGCGATTTGGGCCAGGGTCGACCCTGTGCGTGTCGGGAAAGATGACGACGGAGTATTTTAAGTTCCGTAATACATCCCCCTCGGTCTCGCAAAGGGCATTTCCCTACGCCGAAGCTTTGCTTAACTACGACAAGAAGTGGCTAGCCTATTTAACTGGCATCCATCCACTGGACGTAGCTGGGCGGTTTAATCTCGTGTCTCACGAGGTTGCACCGGAGCTCCGGATCGAAGACCAAAATAAAGTTACATTTGTTCCTAAGAACGCGAAGACCGAAAGGTCGATCGCGATCGAGCCGTACTTCAACCTCTACTTCCAGTTGGGAGTCGGGGCCATGCTGCGCCGCCGCATCCGGAGTAATTTCGGAATTGACTTGTCTAGCCAAAAGCGAAACCAGGATCTTGCGCGTGTTGGTTCAGTCTCAAATGAGTTGGCGACGATCGACTTTTCAATGGCTAGTGATACCATCGCTAAGTCTGTTGTCGAGTTATTGTTGCCTCCTATGTGGTTTGACCACATGAATCGTTTGAGAAGTCATGAGTACAGACTGGTAGGGCAGGAAAAACCTGTTATCTATCAGAAATTCTCATCCATGGGGAACGGCTTCACCTTTGAGCTTGAAACTCTAATCTTTGCGGCAATCGCACGAGGCGTGCATCAATACCTCGGATTGCCCATCGACGAGATCTCAGTTTACGGGGACGATGTTATTCTATCATCCTCAGCTGCGGACCTGTTTGAAACGGTCACCAGCTACTTGGGATTTCGCATCAATGATGAAAAGAGTTACAAAGAGGGCCCCTTCCGTGAATCTTGCGGAGAGGACTTCCTCAGAGGCACGCGGGTCAGACCAGTATTCTGTGAAGAACTGGACACCACGAAAGACATCGTCAGTTTCTCTAACCGTCTTAGTGCGCTTAATCGCGCAACAACCTACGACGGCTGGAATCCTGATTGGCTTAATGGTGTTGTTTCCTACCTTCGGGGATTTATTCCGCGGGATATTAGGAGACTTCTAGTCGGACCGCCTAGTGATTCCATGGACACCCATATTCACGAGGATGACTTAGGCTTGATTGCCCAGTCTGATCTCGTGAAGTGGGACCATGGATTGCAACGGTGGAACCATCCGATTGTGCTATTCCGAGCAAAAGTTTTTAAGCGCAGTTCACCCGCGCTCGTACTTTGCATTCATCAACGTATACGAACACCGTTCGTTGATGAAGTTCCGCAATTGTTCCGTCGCAGTCCTTATCGGACTCGTCGGACGGCCCTCCCGAGAATTCAGGAGGAATCAGCCGTTGTGGACATATCGGAGCACACCCGATTCGAAATCACCGGTCGTGAGATTGGTGAATTCAAATTAGGAACAGCTGCTGTGTACGGTCTCACAGCAGTACCGTCTATCCCCGCGTAAAATACGGGAATAGTTGTGGTGGGATGGC